CTCAGTTTCTTGTGGTGCTACTTGTACTTCAGCACCAGCAATCCACTTTTGTGTCCACGGTAAAGGATTACTTACACCTTTGTATGGGCTGTCAAGTCCTACTGCCGTCATACGTTTATTAGCAGTCCACTCGACATATTCACCTAATAGTTGTGCATTCAGTCCAATCATTGATCCATCCTTGAACAAATAGTCTGCCCAGGCTTTCTCTTGGTCTACTGCATCAACAAATAGTTGAACCATTTCGTCCCGAGTTTCTTCTTGGATACGAGCAAAGTCGGGATCATCTTTGGGCATCAGTTTTAGTAATGTTTGGGTACTACCCAAATGTACATTCTCATCTCTACAAATAAGTTTAATAATCTTAGCATTGCCTTCCATCTTCTTAAGTTCAGCAAATGCCCAGCTACATGCAAACGATACATAAAAGCGAACACCTTCAAGAATGTTTACACTCATCATAGCTTTCCATATTAACTTTTTAAATTCGTATTTGTCAACTACAATCTTCTTACCATTGACAGTGTGTGTACCTTCACCTAGTAAATTGTACCATTGACCCATTTCAATTAGGTCATCATAGTGCTTGCTGATATCACTTGCACAATCCATAATAGGTGCAATCTCCATCATCTCGTCAAATACAATACTTGGGTTTGAATACACATTTCTAATAATATGTGTGTAACTGCGACTGTGGATAGTTTCGTTAAACGTCCATGTTGTTACCCAATTCTCTAGCTCAGGTAAACTTACAAGTGGATTAAAACTGTCGGCTGGGGCTCTACCTTGCACACTATCCAGTAGTATCTGTCTTTTCAAGTTACTGGTAAAAATATGTTGTTCATGCTCTGTCAACTCTTTAAAGTCTTTTGCATCACGCAACACATCTACTTCTTCAGGTCTCCAAAAGAAACCCAACTGTTTGTCGGTTAGTTTGTCAAACTGACGATACTTTAACGTATCATAACGTTGGATGTCAACGCCTCCATTTGGATCTAGGAACATTAAACTTTCGAGGTGCTTGTTCCGTGCCTTCTCATTCAATACACTCATCTTTTCTCTTTCTTATATTACACAGCTTTCGCAGTCTTCTTCTTCAAATTGTTCTTCAGGTACAGTTATATTAGTTGATTCTGCTAATTTGTCAATGTCTAATTCACCTTGTCCATCATAGGTGTTGAAATAATATAACTGTTTACCTCCGTACTTGTAGAAGATCATCAAATGTCTTAGCATTTCACTCATGCTAATTTTTTCATCTTCGTAAAATGTTGGATTGTAACTTGTGTTTACGCTGATGCCTTGGTCAATATACTTTTGTAATACTGCCATAATCTTTAGATATCCTTCAGGTGATCTTTGATCCCAAAGTAATTCATACTTGTTCTTTAGCTTGTGTATACTTGGTACCACTTGTTTTAGTACACCATGTTTACTTTGCTTGACACTCACAAGACTGCGAGGTGGTTCAATGCCGTTTGTAGCATTTGAAATTTGTGCTGATGTTTCAGCTGGCATTAGTGCCATCAATGTACTGTTTCTAATACCAGTACGTTTTAGTTGATCTCTTAGTTCTCTCCAAGGCATACGTTCTTTGTGTGCAACTAGTTCGTCTACATCTTGCTTGTATGTTTGGTTAGGTGTAAGTCCGTTATGATATTTGGTTTGATCGCTCCACAAACATGCACCTTGCTCTTCAGCTAGGTCTGCACTTGCTTTGATCAAATAGTAACTCCATGCTTCAGCAAACTCGTCAATCATTTCTAAGTCTGGTTGTGTATATGTCATACCATTTTTTGCCATCCAAAATGCCAAGTTAATAATACCAACACCCAATGGTCTTCTACCAGCAGTTGCATTTTCAGCCGCTTTTACTGGATAGTCCTGATATGTCAGTAGTGCATCAAGTCCTCTAACTGCTAGTTCACATGGCTTTGCAAAATCTTCAGGTGTTTTAATTTTACCCCAATTGATTGCACTCAATGTACACAATGCAATTTCACCATCTTCATCATTAAAGTCATTGAGTGGTTTAGTTGGCAAATCAATCTCTGCACACAAGTTGCTTTGTCTAATTGGTGCTACACTCTCAATAAAACTACTGTGACTGTTAGCATTGTCTACATTTTGTAGATAAATGCGTCCTGTGTTTTTACGCTCTTCCATAAACTGACTGAATAGTTCAGTTGCACTGATTGTTTTCTTGCGTAGTCTTGTGTTGCGTTCTGCACGTTCGTATAGTTCTTTAAACTTGTCTTGGTCTGCAAAAAATGCTTCGTACAAACCAGGAACATCGCTAGGTGAGAACAATGTTATCTCTCCGTTGCTGATAAGTCTTTCATAAAATAGTTTATTAAACTGTACACCATAATCCATATGACGCACACGGTTATCATCTGTACCTTTGTTATTCTTGAGTACAAGTAGGTCTTCTACTTCATAGTGCCATATGGGATAGTATAGTGTTGCCGCTCCGTTTCGCACACCACCTTGGCTACAGCTTCGTGTGGCTGATTGGAACATTTTGTAGAACGGTACGACTCCTGTGTGATAGGCGTCACCCCTACGAATGGGACTTCCGAGAGCCCTAATACTACCTGCTCCGATTCCAATTCCTGCTTTTGCTGAAACATACTTAACGATGCTACTAGTAGTAGCATTGATGCTATCAAGACTATCATCAGTCTCAATAAGGACGCATGACGAAAATTGGCGTTGTGGAGTTCTAACGCCAGCCATGACAGGAGTAGGTAAGCTAATATAAAATAATGAAACTGCGTCATAATAATCCTTTACCCATTGCAATCTTGTTTCTCTTGGGTATTCAGCAAACAATGTTGCTGAGATTAGCATGTACGCTATTTGTGGAGTTTCTTTGATTTCGTTTGTAACACGATTCTGTACAAGATACTTGCCACGCCATTGTTCCATGGCGGCATAAGTCATGTTTTCATCTCTGTCGTGTTTAAGATGCGAATTTAATTCATCCCATTCTTGTTCTGTATATTTTTCTAGTAGACTCGAATCATAAAATCCTTCATCTACATTTGTTTTAATAAGGTCAATTATATGCCAAGGATCATATTGTCCATATACCATTTTACGCAAATGATAACAAATCAACCTTCCTGCTACCCATTGGTAGTTTGGTTGGTCTTCACTAATTAAATCTGCGGCACTTTTAATAAGTGTTTCTTGAATCTCGCTACTACCGATACCACTATAAAATTGTAAACTACTTTTAATTTCTACTTCACTAGCACTAACACCATTAATGCCATCACATGCATAAAATACTACCTTATGTAACTTTTCTAAATCTAGTGTATCTTTATTTCCGTTTCGCTTGATTACTTGAATTTCACTCATTATTGTTTTCCTTGTCTGTTATATTCTTATACTTATTTTGTATACAAGTCCAGTTATGTATCAGTTTTTTATGACATCACCAATAGGCTGATCAAAACTTACATTTACGTTTCCGGTCGGTAGTGTACTTATGACTCCGTAGCTGTAATTAAGCAGATACTTATTGTCAATCAATGCACATAATTTTTGTATACTTTTCTCCCTGTCTGTGATATACATTAGTCTGTTAGGAATTTTATCATTTGCATAATGTATTGTATAACTCATTCCCAATGCCATACTGTTCTCACAAAAATTTCCACTGTGTAACATCTCCCATGGCGTGGGCCATGTGCTACTGTCTACTGGGTCAATAGTCCAACTACTAATTGGAGCCATCTTCCACCAGTCAATTACTAGTTCACAGACATCCTTGGTGGAGTCTGTGTTTAAACCTTTACGAAATGCCCGCCAACGATTGAGTCGGGTGCTTGGCGATTCATACCAAGCCTGCTGTATTAATTGCTGTTCCACAATTGATATGTGTATTTAAATTTCGCTATAAGATTATCTGCATCAGTATACTGTAACTTCATTGTATTGGCTGTTCCGATATCAACATTAAAAGTTATTCCAACTGCGGCTGTTTCTGTGTAGTTATCACCGATTGTACTAGTGCTTGCACTTGTGTCTGTTCCAAATCTAAGTTGACCTATTCTCACACCATTGTTGTTTTCGAGTGTGTAGTCCATAACTACAACATTGTATAATGTTGTGTCAATTTGAAATCCTGTGTCTGCTGTGCTACCATTGGCTGATAAACTAATAATACTAGGATGTGTTACATCATTTATAATATCAATTTCACTATTAAAGCCAACAGTAATGGCACCAGTTGGAGCACTGGCAAACGTTAATGTTGTTCCACTAATTGTATAGGTACTGGCATTAACTGCACTGCCTGCAACACTGACAGTTGTAATATTAGGTTTACTTAATGCTAAAGGAATTGTAAACTGTGTAAGTACACCATTTCCAGTACCAACATTTACTGTGTCGTTACCAATGAACAAACGTCTAACGTCTTTTGCATATCCTAACTCGCCTGGATCTAATACCGGCAAGTCAGTAAAGTTGCCCTGTCTATGTCTAATTTTACTGATTCTTGTTGTTGCCATCTTCTACTCCTGATACAGTATTTATGACAAGTTGTAGAACTCTTCTACTCTCCTTGCCCATTTTTCTTCCCATTGTTTAAATTCTTCTGGACCTACTTCCCACAGTTGCCAGTCACAATCTCTACTACACATAAAAATTGCCGCATGTTCAATTTTAGTTTCAAACACTTCATTGTGTGCCATAGCATAAGCCGCGGCTTGCATAAAATAATCGTCAATCCATTCACGCTTTTTAGGTTTGTTAGTTTGTTTAAAATCCATAATACAAGGATTACCTTTGTATATGCCCACTAGGTCTGTGGTACCTGCATATAGTCCTGGGTAACACAAGTTTACCTCACTACCCCATACTTCTCCAATATCTGGTTCTACATTCTTAATAACAGTTTCAGCCATCATTTTAGCTTGTAACAAGTTCTTGCCTGTGTACTGTTCGTTAAGACTCCATGCTTCCAACATTTCGTGCATAACTGTACCAACGTTTGCGGCTTCGGTTACAATCTCTTGTGCTTTCTTTTCACCTACTCGCTTTTTCCAAGCATTAAGATGTGTCATGTCTTTGGTTTTGCTGAGTATAGTTGTTACACTAGGCACAGGCTCGCCATAAGGATTTTCATACAGGCGTTTACCGCCTACACTTTTGCGTTTAAATTCTTTATAAGGATAGGGTGACGTAATTTTCAACATAGTTAAATGTAGCAGAAAATTATAGTGATGTCAATGAGAAACTTTGCCATCTTGGATCAAAATATGCAAGTAAAATTGATAGTGCAATACAAATCAACAAAGACTTTGTCTCTGTGCTAGTTTTCTCTATTGCAACTAATAATTTAATAGCTTATTACCCATTTAAGGGTTTTACCTGTTGAGGTATTCTTTAGACGATCAATAGTGTAACCTAAGTTTTGAAAGTATAGTAAAACTTGATTCATCTGATCAGTCTTTGGTCTGCTAGTAGCATTTCCTTGCCAGCAGTTATAGTAGTCTACACTACCAGGATTGGTTGCTGTATTTGTAGCGGCTGTAAGTCCTAGGTCTGTGTTTGCAGTTCCTGCTCCTACTATAAATGTCCATGTAAGTGTCTGACTGCATGTAAATGTAATCACAAGATTGTTAGTTGCATTTTTGCTTGCTACAACACCTGGTACAGCCGCATCATTGATGTCAGCTATAACTGCATTTAAACTTGTACCTGTTGTTCCTAGTGTAACTGTTTGTCCACCAAGTATTACAGTTGGTGTTGCAGTAATGGTTGGATTAGCAACACTACCTGTTACTACAATAGTTGGTGTACTCTCTGTCATTTCAGTGCCGTCACTGATAATTGTCTGATATAAGCCGTTGCCAGCATCTGTTATTACTTGTTTCATAAGGGCTTGTGTTTCATTGAATATAGTAAGGTCTGCCCTCGCTAATAATCTTGCGTTTGTTGCATTTATACTATAACTCATTTTATATGTCCTTATCTATCTGTTTTTGTGCCATCTTGCTAACTGTCTGATCTTCTGGATCAGCATCGGAACGGGGTAATGCTGTATCCAGTGTGATATCTTTTTTGTTAGCGGAGCCAACTATTGTAATAGTTGCTAGCAAATCTATTAAACTAGTAATATCTATGCTATAACCCATTGCACGAAGTTTTGCTAATACCATATTAGTTGGTATCTTTGTTTTCATATTAGCCTTTGCCCTAGTGAGTAATTCTTCTAGGTCATTAAGTACATCGGCTTGATCTTCAAACAAAACTTCGTTGATTAACATTACTTCGCCAATCCCATTTGCTTACGCATTGCGGCTTTGTATGGATTTGCTTCAGCCATCTTTTTCTTCTTCTTCTTACCGTATGAACCTTCAGTTTTTATAGGCTTTGGACTGGATAGTTCGCTAATGATATTGATAAAATGCTCTTGCGACATTTTGCCACTTTCAACCATTTTAAAGAGCTTGTCTTTTTTCTCTAAGAATTCTCTTTCAGCAAGGGCATCGTTCTCCATGTTTGCTAGAGCACTTTCACCTTTAAGTTCTCTGCCTACTGGATTGTCTTCACCTGATTCACTTGCGTCTCCACCAAAGTCGTCCATGTCCATTGCTTCTTCGCCAGCATCGTCACCTACATCATCCATGCCCATATCTGTTGGGGCTGGTGCGGCAACTTTTTCTCCTCTTGCGGCTAGTGTTGCATCTTCAACTGCATTTTTAGCAGTTTTCATTGCATCTAGCAGTGTACCAAGTGCGGAGTCTGCGGCATTGTTATATTGTTCGGCAATCTCAAATCCTACTTGCTCTTTCATTGCGTCTACAATTGGCATCAGTTTCTGGACTTGCATTTCTGCTACGTCTTCTACCATACCTTGCATTTCGTCAACTAGTTCCTGTGCGGCTAGTAATACCTCAGCTTGATCCAAGTCAGCTTCCATCATTGTGCTTTCTTTTTTCATTACCTTCTTATCACTTCTAACTGGTGCAATTTCATTTAAGTATTCATTAATCTGATGTGAGATTAAACCTAGTTTGTTGTACTGTGGATTTTCCCAGTACTTGAGATCGCTCTCTTTGATTGCTGTCATTTTAGCATTTGTTGTATTCAACATTCTGTTAAGTGAATCTGTACTCATCGCAGATAAATTTACATCGTGTTCAAATGCCTGTGATAGTATCTTATTCAACTTTGCTACATTATGTTGACTTGAATTTAAATCGTTTAGATACATGTTTCTATTCCCGTTCCTTATATTGTATTTATAGTTTTTTCAATATTTGTTGTTTCGCATTTTGTAGTCTGTTTTGTGCTTGACTCATCTTAGCCAACATAACATCTTCGTTAATTGCACGTCTTGCCTTGGTCTTATACATATAAACTTCATATAAAGCATTGTTGTAATCAAGGTCTGCTTTTAATAAGTCTTCAACTTTTGCATGTTTATTAAGCATTAAGTTTTTTACAATGCCCATTGCTGTTTCGAATAGTGCAATATCTTTGTGAATAATATTATTATCCTCACAAATATTATAAAATCTTTTTTGTTGACCACCAAAGTTTTGTAGTGTAATATCGATTCTATAATTTTGTACGCTCACACTGTTTTCTGATACTGTTTGATTTATTGCTACGTTGAGATCAATATCGTTTTCAGCACGTTCGGCTACTAATTTGGTAGCTTTGTCTAAGCTGTTTAGCTTTGACAAGATGTCCTGCATTGCTTTTGTTTCTAGATTCATAATTACCTCGTAAAATTATTAATGTTAAGTTTATATGCTACATTTTTTCCGTCTACAGTTCTATCCAAGACGCCTCTGCCTACTAATGTTTGTGCAATATATTGTTCTCTCTCATTTAAATCTTTTTTCTCTAGTAATTCATTGTCATTGAACTTTTCTTCAATGAACTTGTTCTCTCTAACATTGATCCAAGTGTACAATCCACCTTTGGTTACCATTGCTCTCATTAGCCTTGTCCCGTCGGTGCTTGTGGTTGTTGAGGATTTAATAATCTACTAGGTAATCCTGTTGGGATCTTTCTTGCTCGTTTATTGGCAAGTCTTTGTGCTGATCCCATTTTTATATTTTGTTCTCTTCCTTGATCCATAGCTCGGTTACCTGCTCGTTTATTCATGTTCATTGCATCATCTTGTGCATCTCTGCTTTGTGCTACACCACGTTGCATTCCATAACCTGATTCTTTTAGTTTATGACAATCACAATGTTTACAGTCAGGACCACAAGAGCATTCGCTTACAGGTGTTCCACAACATTTTTTACTACACATAAGAACACCGTCTTTAATCCATGTGTCTTTCTTTGTGTACTTGTCGTCAATAATATCCATTATTTTCATGTGATCACCTTCTCTTGTTCAAACGTTTTAGTGCCTTACTAGCTGGATTAAACTTTTTAGTTCTCTGTGCTTTTCGAGCCATCTTCTTACCCATACGAGCTTTAGTTTTTCTTAATGTCATACGAGCTTTCATATTAATTGGAGCACTACATTGACTTGCTTTGCTGACAATTCTACCTGAACGTTGCCCTACGGTACAACGAAATTTACGGACAAGGCTTCTACCTTTTCTTGCCCATATTAGTTGTGCTTCAACCACATCTGTGTTATCAAGCTCGTTTAAGTTCATAATAGTATTTATACGGAAGTTTAACTCATTATCAAGACGATAATAGTTGATAGTATACCTGCTACAACCGTAGCCGCGGCACCTAACATTATTTTATTTGTTGATTGATGGTTTTTGACATTTTCGTCATGCATCCTTCTCATTTCTGAGTGAAGGTCTTTTACTGCTTTTTCTACATTTTCCAAACGTGTTTCCAATCCCTTGTACCTTTCTGCACAAAGATCAACGTGGGCTTCTAAATTGGTTCGTTCAAGTTCTGTGGTTGACATAGTTCTGCTTTTCCTATTGCTACTGCAATTTATATTAGCGTCTAGTTTATGTTTGCCAGTGTTGTTTTTGCCTTTGTCTTTCTTACACTACTACTTATCTGGTTTTCAGTATGGTCAAAAATTTGACAGTTAAGTAAATTTGACGGGTCGAAAGTGTTGGAATTTTGACGGAGCCTGTGTGTGCCAATGTGTGTGCCTTTACTAGAGATATTTAGCGTACATCGGTGTGCTTTTTAAAGCACACGTTAACTGGACCAACTGTTTCAAAGCACTTGCTACTAATTTCGGCAGTCTCTTCTAAACCAGTGTATATGGGTATTCCGTTGCAATCAGCTAATAAGTTGTTCATATTCTCTATTGCACCCCCATGTTCGATACTAAACTGTAATTTCCATACTGTATGTAGTCCTTGATACTGTTTTCCGAAGCCAAATTTTACTACATCTTGTGCCATTAACGGCAAAACTTCAATGTCCAATGGCTGACTACGCAAGCCTATTGTTTGTATTAGTGTGTTTAAGTTCTGTTGTTGAAAGAAATGTAATTTGTTTCTTTGTATCTTAGTTTCATTAGTATTAGAAATGTCGACTAACGTATATGCAACATAGTTGGTCATTTACCGCTCGTTGGATCGCTCTTAGTAAACCTTTGTCGTTTATTATCAAAACCTGATAAGCCCATTTTGCCAATTGACTTACCAAGTGCATAACCACCAACAGCGGCGGCACCAATTGTTGCCATCTTTGCAAGTGTATCAGCACCACGCATTTTAGGCGCACCTTCTGCGTTGTGTGCATTCTTAGCTTCAAGTCCTTGACTTCTACTCATATCTCTGATGTAACTGTACAGCTCACTACGCAATGCTTTCATTCTAAAGAACTGTAACATTCTTGTAATTACCAATTGTTTTTGCATTACGTTTAGTCTTGGCCAATCTTGTGCCAATCTCCTAATGCTTCTATAGTTACTGTTTTGTATATCCAAGTCACGTTCTAGTTTCATAAAGAAACTAGGCACACTCATCGGTTTTCTGCCAGCTTTGATTGTGTTTAAGAATGCTTTAATTTTTGTTTCATTAAAATCTAGTCTTGAGTTTTGTAATTGGTTTTTGTCACCTGCATCTGCCATACCGTTTTTTACGGCTGTGAGTGCAACATTGAGATCAGTACCACTAGCTCTATATGTGTTAAAGTTTCCATATGCCATTGTACGTTTTGCATAGTCTTGTGCTACAGGAGCAAAGTCGTATTCATTACTGAGTATGTATAGTGCGAGCATATTCATCATTGCAAAGTCAGCCATATCTCTAGCATTACTACCTTCTACACGACTCTTGCTTCTGAACATTCTACTTTCCATTATATCACCAATAAAACCATACTGTGACTTTGATTCTTCAGACATTGTATGTCCTCCTTCGATCTCTGACCATTGTTTTGCTGTGTACTTTTGTTCCATAATACTATTTATATCCTAACTCACTTAGTGACTTGCCCCATTTTTCCATTTCAGTTGCAGGAAATCTATGAGCATAATATGTGTAGTCATTTTGCCATACGAAATGATGTTCGGTAATTTTTTGTAAAAACATTTCCCATCGTATATGAATTGTCCCATCAGGATCTATATATGTTGGCTTATTATTATTGTCTATAATTACATTACCTGGTACACCATCAGCATGAAAAAATATCGGTTCACAGCAATGTATATCTCTTTTGCCATGAAAATCAAAGTATCTTTTGTATAATGCTGTTCTATGTGTAAAACAAATATACCATAAATTATCAACGGTTGTTGTTGGAGTTTTAGCATAGTCGTTAAACATCATACCTTCAACTTTGTCCATAACAATTACACCATCATCAAAACTGTGTACTTTTACAAAACACGGATTGTCCTTTTGAAACCTTTCATAGCGTTCAAAATTAAAAGCATCTGGTGCAGTCTTTTTAATGATGTAGTTACCATCTTCATAGACTTCTCTATTATCTTTTTTGTGTATTAATTTAATTTGTCTAGTTCCTATGAGCTCTGAGCAAGTAGTGATTAAACCACTCGGTATTATGTTCATTTATCTTTAAGATAAATCGATCCCATGTCTCAAATCTAAAACTGTCTGGATCTATAAACATAGGTTTATCTCCTTGCATGATTAAATTGGCATGCTTTGCATCACCGTTAAAGAATATATGTTGATTTGGATCTATATAATCAGACCCTGCAAAGTCAAGAAAGTTTTTTACTGTTTCATTTCTAAACTTAACACACACATTCCATAATTGATCTTTGGTAGCGTATTGATGAAATTCGTCCCATGTATGTCCTTCAATTTTATCCATTACAATAACATCGTCTTCATAACTGTATACTTTTACACACCAAGGATATTCTAGTTGAAAACGCTTGTAAGTTTCAAAGTCAAACGCATTGCGAGATCTAAACTCATTGGGCAAAGTTTTTTTGACTATATAGTTGCCATCTTCATAAACTTCTTCTTTATGTGTTTTTCGTATAAGTTTAATTGGGCGTCCATCTATGTCTAGGAACCAATTTAATTTTATCCCTAGTTGCGACATAGCCTTCACCGCCACGTTCACCGCCTGTTGTAGCAGTAACATCAGCACCTGAGTTATCTAATTGATCAATAAGATCATTTTTCATATTTTGTATTTTAACAACAAGATCCAATATAGCATTAAGACCTTTATCATCTCCTGCCATAAGTTTTGCTTGCTGTCCTTGGCTGACCTTGCTGGTTTTTAGCCAATCATAAAATCCTGTCCTGAGTTGGTCTAACTTACCTGCTTTGGTCATTTGGTTAACATAGTTATAGAGTATTGCATCTTTTCTACTCAGTCCCTGTTCCGGCTTTAACCAATTGTCTATTATTTGTGCGTTCGCATTTGCCGTACTAACTATATCCTGAACTGCACTTGTATCAACTTTGGGTTGATGTGTTACATATGTTTGCCCTAGTACAACTACCGCATTACTATTGATACTCTTTGTGTCTTTGATTGGAGTACCTGTCTTATCTCCAAATGCATCATGGTATGTGTGTACCACTACACCCAATGTACTGCCCGCTATACGCTTGCCTAAAGCACTTGCAGGGTCAACAGTGTATGTAACTTTGTTAGGTGTAAACTGTAAGCCCTCTTGTGAACTTGTTACGGGCTTGCGTGGAGTATACAGTAAGTCACCGTATACATATCCCTTCATGTCAGCTGGTGTGTTTGCTTCTAGTATCTCAAACACTCCTGCCATTTCTCCAGCAAAGTCTTTACGCCAATCTTCGCCTTTGCCTGTATTCATAATAAAGTCTTGTAGTTGTCCACTACTGGTTGTTTTGTTTTTGCCCCAACCATTTTTACCAGTCATTACAAATTGACCGTCTGGTTCTCTTCCCCAAAATATAGTTGGATTGCCGTCCCACTTGATGCTAACATCTTTGGAATCTTGTCCTAGTCGTGTTAGTATCTCTGCGGCTTTGAGTGCGCCTTTGCTACCTTCAAATGTAACTAGGTCTTCTAAATGATTGTACTCTCTACCTTTAGTGGTAGCTTCAGTTAGAAATTGATTTGCTCTCATTACTCAAGCTCTTTCCAATTTGGATCACTACGCAAATCTGCTAGCAATGCATCACCTTTTTCTTTACCCAATGCCGCCACAATAGCTTCGACACTGCCTATATCTTTTCCTGAGGCATTAGGGCCTAATAATGTTCTTGCTATCTCATCGATATTACTAGATATTAAATCAGCTTTCTTACCATTTGCATCTCTGCTAAACAATCCTTGGTAAGGTGACCATAACATGTTTTGGTCCTTTGCTAATTTAGCAAGTGTAATCATTTTGTTTACACCTTTGAATTTGCTACCTTGTGGAATACTGTGAGTATGAAACTTTGCCGCATTCTCTGCATTAGGTACAACCATAATATCTATTTGGTGTGTTTGCCCACCATCGGGTACTTCAACATGTACACTGGTACCACTTTGCCCTGTATTAAATCCTGCTAGGTCAAATACTTGTCTTAGCTTTTTTCTAATAACTGGATCTTTTTGATCTTCCATATTAAAGTGTTGCTTTAGTTGATCCATATCAACTATCATATCTAAGTCACCGCTTATTTTTCCTTTGGTAGGTGTTGCACCACTGCCAATTGGAATAGCCTTGCTTCCTGTCTTAGCAAGCACACTGTTGATTTGTTTCATTAGTGCTGGAATCT